GCGGCCTTCAAGGTCAAACGGAACAGCAAGCTGAAACGTGACGGCGAGTTTGGTTTCGCTGGATTTCTGCTCGACAACCCACTCGTCTGGACCCCAGTAGGCGTCGGGATCTGCGCCGGGGGCACCGTCGAGGTAGGTGGTCAAGGTGCGGATGCGGCTGACGCTGGCACCAACCAGATCTTCGTAGGTGTTGGTCAAGCCGGTGATAGCGAGACCGACGTTGGCGAAGGTGATGCTGGGGCGTTCCAGTTGGCCGGTGGTGTTCAGCTCAAAGCCGGATGCCTGAAGGGGAAGTGCGGTGTAGGTGTTGCCGTCATAAACAACGTCATTGCCGTTGACCTGCGTCCAGTTACAGAAGCGGTAGATCGCTTGATCACCTGAACCGGCGGGTAGCAGAACCGTGATGTCGAGAGTGAAAAGATCGACGACTTCAGGAAGCTGCGTCTTAAAAGTTTGTGCGTTAGGAGGTGATTGGGTCATACATACACCTGACGCAATGTGAAGCTAAGCCTGTTAATTACAGGGCTAATGTATTCAAATTGCCAGCCAGATTCGATGATGTAGTTTCTCGCCGCTAAAGTCAGCGACACACTTACGTCAACAAGATTTGAAATCGTCACAGATGTCAGCCGCCCCGTCGCAAGGTTTGCGGTGTAATCAGTTGGCCGGGTGTAGCCCGTCAACGTCAGAGCACTCAGATTGGAGTAACCCAGCTCAAGAATCCCGCTTTCAAATTGCGCGGTGAATGCCTTAGTGCTATCGGGCGGCGTCCAGGTGAATGCCTGACCTTTTTTGCGGTACAGATAAGATTCAATGCCGTAGGTCTGATCTTGCGTCAGCGGTCCAGTCGAGCACTCCCATACTTCTTGCTGAGCGTTCAATCCATCAGTAAGGATCTGGGAGTAGCCATCACCAAACTGCACGCGCTGAGATCGAACGCCACGCCGAACGGTCGTGTCTAGTGCCACTGGCATGTTGTTAAGCGTGATGTAAGCAGTCATCGCAGTACGCCTCCGCTGCGGCGCTCATTCACCAGGGTTGCCATCACGATACCTTGAACCTGATTGGCGATCTGTTTCTGTGCTGCAGGGCTCAGGTTTTCCCCTGTGTTTTCAACGCTGATGTTGATTGATCCCACTGTGACTTTGCTACCACCGGATACCCCGAGTTTGCCATCGGGACCGCGCTTAAGCGGAAGGATTGCCTCTGGTCCGGCCTCGCCCATTAGGCCGAAGCGTCCCGCACCACCGTCGGCATAAGTGAACAGGGTGGGCTTGTTGACGATGCCGCCCATTGCGTAAGCCTTGACGCCCTTGTCGAATACGCCGCCCATGGCGAAGCCAAAGTTCGGACCAGCTACGCCCTTGCCTGTGACCGGATTGAAGTAGCCCTTAGATGACATAGGCTGACCGCCGGCTCCCGGCAGTAAGCCGACGACTGAATTAAGGATGGCCACCACGATCATCTTTTGAATGATCTGGGCGGCCATGTCCAGGAAGTAATTAGCGAGGTTCTTGAAGAAGGCGGCAAGGGCTTCTTGGGTGGTTTGGCTGCCGTTGATTACGTTGGTGAAGGAGGTGCTGAAGGCCGTACCAATGGCATTGGCGGCACCGACGATCTGATTGACGGGATTAAGCAGGTCCGTCATCTCCTGCTTGAGCTTGGCGATGTTCTGACTCATCAGCTCGAACTGAGTCGGATCAATCTCTTGGCGGTACAGGTCGACGCCTGCTTGGACACGGGCCTCCGCACCAGGTAAGCCTTCAAACTCCTTCTCTAGTCGCTTGCGCTCTCTAAGTAGCAGGATGCTGTTGTAATCCTTCTCGTTAAGTAGACCCACTTTGTACGCGCGGTCTTCAAGCTCCTTATTGAGATCTTGGTCAAGTTGCGCCATCTCGCGATGACGGTCCACCATATCGCTGAATAGGTCGGTGGTACTTGAGGTGGCGCGGTTGTAGGCTTCGGCTATTGCAACCCGGCGCTTTTCTGGCGTTTCGCTGAGTTTATTTGCCTCATATATATCTAAGGCGTACTGGGCTTTAATCTCGTCAAGTTTTATGCCTTTTTCTTGTGCCGCAATTAAATTAAGGCGCAATTGCGCTTCTTGCTTGGTGTAATCAAGCTCCCCTTTAGCCTTTGACTTACCTTTTTTATCTTCGCCTCCCTCTTTATCCCCCGTAGGGGGCTTGAAGTTAGTGAGATCTGGAGTTTCTGCTGAGGCTTCCGGTCTAGTTGGCAGACGGAGAACACCTTTCGCAAATGCTACGCGCTCTCTTAGTACATCTTTCCGTAGACCGCGTTCACCTGTCTCCATACCGCCCACAAGCGGTGCGAGCGGCCCTAGTAGGCCCTTGATAATTTGCTCGGGTGAATCGAGACGGCGACCTTCAGCCTGCGCTGCTCTAATAGTTCTGATCGCAGCTTCCTTACTTTCTCTAGGAGCAGTGCCGCCGAATATGCCTGCTGCTCCGCCTTGGGATTTGCGCCCACGGATTCGATCTAGTTCCTGTCTGGCTTGGATTAGGTTTTGTATACCCAAGACCGCGACAGTAATAACAATCGGAGCGGCAGCAGCTAACGCAAACGCACGCAGTGATGTAGCTGCAGCCTTGATTCGCATCTCGGCGACGATTGCCTGCTGAGATGTCCGGGCGAAGCCAGCCTGGAGCGCTAAGAATACGGTGCTAATAGGGCCGTTCATCGCGATGAATGCTTTCATCGCCAAATTGACTAGGGCGAAGGTTGCTGCAAATTTGGCAATAGCAGCGATGTTCTTAGCGTTGTCGAGGATCAGTTTCAAGCCGCTGGCAACAGCCTTGGCTGCCTCGATTAGTGAGGGTGTGATGTCGGTTAGGAACTCGGCAAAGGCTGCTTGGAATTCGGCGCCGATGGGCTGGAGCGCTTTACCGACTTCCAGCTTCATCGTATTAAAGGCGACAGTTAAACGCGCTCCAGCGTCTGCACTGCTGCTAGCAATTTGCTGAGCCGTACCAGTGAAGCGCACGCCTAGCGCTTCCACGAAGTTCATCAGCTCGTTCAAGCCGACTTCGCCTTTCTTGAGTGCCTCCTGCAGCTCAGGAAGGGACATCTTGTTGGCCTCGGCGAACATCGTCACCGCGCCAGGTAGACGCTCACCTAATTGGCCGCTTAATTCTTCAGCGCTGACTTTGCCCTTGGAGAAGACCTGCACCATTGCGGTGATGGCACCTTGGACGTCCTCCGCACCACCGCCGGTTGCCTTGATGGCGGCGGTGACGTTTTTGAACACCACCTCAGCGTCAGTGACGGATCCGCCGGCGCCCTTAACTGCAGCGCTCAGGCGGGTTATGCCGCCGATTGCTACTTCTTGTGGGATGTTGAGGGTTCGAGTGACGTTTGCGGCTGCCTGAAGCGCACGGGTGTATTCACCTTGAGATCCGGCAACGCCGCGCAATGCGATTTGTAGCTTGCTGATTTGAGCGGCGTAATCCGCTGTGGCAGCTAGCTGTTGGCGTAAGCCGCTGACTTGGGCGCCAATTGCGGCACCAGCGAATGCACCACCAACACCACCAAGCGCACCACCGGCCACACCGCCTAAGAGGCCTTCAGGGCCGCCGAAGATTCCTCCGGAAATTGCGGCGCCGGCAACTTGGGCGTAGCCGCGAGCTCCTAATGGCTGGCGGGCCGCGCCGCGTTGCGCTGATAAGCGCATCGATTCGGCAGCACTCGTAACTGGGAAGATGTTGTCCGGGCGTACTGGCCCTTGGCGCAGGGGAACAATGCCTTCGCGCGTACCACGGGCAATAATCGCGCCGGTGACGGGGTCCCTGAACCCCGCAGCACCCGGGGCTAAGGGACCTTGAGTTCGGTAATACTCCTGAATGTCGGCAAGTTTCTTTGCCCGGCGAGTAGACGCATCTTGAGCAGCAGAGAGGCGGTCATATGACGCCGCAACCAAGTCATTAGAGCCGGCAAGCTCGCGCTGCAAATCCGCAAGGCGGTTTTGCGTCATGAAGTAGTCGGTGCTGGTACGGTCCAGGTTCTCGAGGTCCTGAGCCAGCTCCGAAATCTGAAGGCGAAGCGCGGCAGTGGTGTTAGGCAGACGCTGATCAATACGAAGCGCAGCCAAGGCCGGACCACCGGCTTCAAGATTGACGCCTCGCGCAGCTGAAATTACGGATTGACGTTGTTGAGCTCTGCCAAATGCAGAAGTGCGTTCCTGAATCTGCTGCAGAATTTCCGCGTAGCGCGCACTGGTGACGCTGTACTTACTTAGCTCCTGATTGAGCTGTGAAATCTGGCGCGTAAATGCACCTGATTTACGTGCGGGGATTTGGGATAAGACCTGCCCAATGGTCTGGGTAGCTTGTTGCTCTGTCTGTTTAAGTCCGACATCTAGAGCCTTCAGCTCCTTAGTTAATCGCCCGATGTCATTAGTTAGTTGGATATACGCGCGGCTACCGATTGTTGCCTGATCGCGCAGTCCCTTAAATGCTTCAAGCTGTCCGCGGATCGATTGCGTAGAGCGATCACCAGCTTTCGCAAACTCGGTGATACTTTTGCGGAGTTCGAGAATGCCCTGCTGACTAGGGCCTAATGACTGATCAAGACCACGGAAAGCGCTCTTAAGACGATCGACGCCCTCGATGCCCTGGACGCCAAGCCGAAGGATAATGTCGCTTACCGTCTTAGCCATCGGAGCGCTTGCCTAGTTCGCTTAGTGCTGTGGCCTCCATGAGCTGGAGCCCTTCAAGCATGTCGCGGCGATTGTCCACATTGTAGAGGTCAAATAAGCCCCCGTTACTAAGCAGGACCTCGTACTTCAAGCCCACGTAGCCGGCCATGCTGACGGTCCACTGGGTCTGCATACGCAGGAACATCATCACGATGTCCCAGTTCTCGTCCCACACCTCGAAATTGTTGCTGCTTTCCTCAGCGGGCTCGGGGATGGGCAGGACAATGCCTAGGGCTTTGGCATCGTCCTGCGAGTGATCCTCGACGCGCTTACTGCCGCCGGCCCAGAAGAGCGCAGCCTCTTTTAGTTTCCCGCCCGAGCACCCTCGAAGGTGTCGGTGTAAGCCTTGAGGACTCCGCGGATCCAGTAAGGATCGTCGCTAAGTTCGCGCACAGCCTCGAGAGAAAAAGGTACAGCCTTACCAGCTTCATCTTCGATGCCATCCCATCCGGCCAGAAC